CTACTGAGAAAGAAATCACTGACGCACTGAACGATAAACAAGTTCGTGATATGACTAAATCGCAACTTGTAAAAGGTGCATTCCGAATGCTCACACTTAAACTAGGTCAAGCAAATGTTCCACTCCTGGTCACGAATCACACATACGATGTCATCGGAGCTTATGTACCAACGAAAGAAATGGGCGGAGGTTCTGGACTCAAATACGCAGCAAGTACGATCATTTATCTTAGCAAAAAGAAAGAAAAGGATGGAACGGAAGTGGTCGGAAATATTATCAAGGCTAAGACTGCTAAATCGCGTTTGAGTAAGGAGAACAAAGATGTTGAAATCCGTTTGTATTATGATGAGCGCGGTCTTGATCGTTACTACGGTCTTCTGGAACTTGGTGAGATTGGTGGACTCTGGAAGAATGTAGCAGGACGCTATGAGATTGATGGTAAGAAGATTTATGCCAAACAGATTCTGAAAGAACCCGAAGTATATTTTACTGAAGAAGTAATGCAACAACTTGATGAGATTGCAAGAGAAGAGTTTAGTTATGGATCTTAAGACTTTACCCTTATTTCCTATTCCAATTTCTGTTTGTAATTTTGGTAAAGAATTTCATGAGTTAAATATTCAACTCGTTGAAGACGCACTATCTGAAAGAAAACAAGATTTGTCTGGTGAAGACCATAGTAATATGGGTGGATATCATAGTAAAACTAATCTTGAAACTAACTATGAAAGTTATAAAAAACTTTCTACCACTCTAACAAAATATGGAAATTTGTATTGCAAACAACATGGATATAAAGATGGATTAGTTTGCAAAGATTTATGGGTTAATATTAATCAAAGTGGTGATCTTAATTTTATGCATCATCACGGAACAACTGCTTTAACAGGAGTTTATTATCCAATTGAATCTATTATTGGAAATGATTGGAGATTTAATTATTCTTCAGAAAATCCAATCAAAGCTGGAACTTGGAATAATAAGGATGGAGGATCTTTAGTTTTTCAGGATCCTTCTTATGGAATGAAAGTTCACTTGATAAAAGATGCTTCTTCACCTTATAATATTGATTTCTATCATGTTTATCCAACATCGTCTGTTTTAGTTTTATTTCCAACATATCTTTCTCATATGGTTCTTCCTTTTAGGGAAGATAAGACCAGAATTAGTATATCTTTTGCTTTTACTTATGGATAAAATTGAATTTCTGATTTTAAGAAATCTACTAAACAATGAGGACTATGTAAGAAAAGTAATACCTTTCATTAAATCTGAATACTTTGAAGATTACAATCAAAAGATTGTATTTGAAGAAATCTTAAACTTTGTAAGTGAATATAATCAACTTGCAACTAAAGAAGTTCTTTGTATTGAAGTTGAAAAGAGAACAGATATTAATGAACAATCTTTCAAAGAGATTGTACAACTTGTTTCTTGTTTGGAAGACGTTCCCGTAGAATCTGGTTGGTTAATTGATACTACTGAAAAGTGGTGTCGTGATCGTGCCATTTATCTGGCACTTATGGAGTCTATTCACATTGCTGATGGAAATGATGAAAAGAAGAATCGTGACAGCATTCCTTCTATTCTTTCTGATGCTCTTGCTGTAAGTTTTGATAATCATGTAGGTCATGATTATCTACAAGACTATGAACAAAGATACGAATCTTATCACAAAAAGGAGGATAAAATTGAATTTGATCTTGAATACTTTAACAAAATCACGAAAGGTGGTCTCCCTAACAAAACTCTTAACATCGCTCTTGCTGGTACGGGCGTCGGCAAGTCTCTATTCATGTGCCATGTGGCTAGCTCCGTCTTGCTCCAAGGACGGAACGTTCTGTACATTACGTTGGAAATGGCAGAAGAACGCATTGCTGAAAGAATTGATGCAAACCTCTTGAATGTTCCCATTCAGGATATTACTTCTCTTCCAAAGCAAATGTTTGAAACTAAGGTAACAAATTTAGCAAAGAAGACTCAAGGTTCACTTATAATTAAAGAATACCCGACAGCATCTGCACATTCGGGGCATTTTAAAGCACTTCTTAATGAACTTGCACTTAAGAAGTCATTTAGACCCGATATTATTTTCATCGATTACCTTAATATTTGCTCTTCCTCTAGGTTTAGGGGAGGTAGCAACGTTAATTCTTATACGTTGGTCAAATCAATTGCTGAGGAACTTAGGGGACTTGCAGTTGAGTTTAATGTCCCGATTGTCTCCGCTACTCAGACCACTCGTTCAGGTTATGGTTCTTCTGATGTTGAACTTACTGATACTAGTGAGTCATTTGGTCTCCCTGCTACTGCTGATCTTATGTTTGCCCTTATTAGCACTGAAGAGTTGGAAGGGTTGGGTCAGATTCTTGTAAAACAACTTAAGAACCGTTATAATGATCCTACAATTCATAAACGTTTTGTAGTCGGTATTGATAGAGCAAAGATGCGTCTTTATGACTGCGAACAATCTGCTCAAAACGACATACTTGACTCTGGAAAAGAAGAAGAGTATGATTATGAAGAAAAGAAACCAAAGAAAACATTCGAAGGATTTAAATTCTAATGACTATTGATCTTAATAAGTATGTTGAGTTCGTCAATACAACCACTTCACAACCAAGCAAAAACTTCCCTGATTTTTCTGCCCGTCTTGCAGATCTTCAGGTCGAAGGATTTCCTACCGAGCGACTGCTTACTGCTGCTGTAGGTATGAGTGCTGAGGCAGGTGAGTTTACTGAGATTGTGAAAAAGATCGTATTTCAAGGTAAACCAGTAAACCAAGAAAATCTATTTCACTTGAAGCGTGAACTTGGTGATGTGATGTGGTATGTTTCTCAGGCGTGTTTGGGTCTTGATATTTCACTTGAAGAAGTAATTCAAATGAACTTTGAGAAACTGAGTGCTCGATATCCTGAAGGTGCTTTCAGTATTGAACGTTCTGAAAATCGTAAGGAGGGAGACCTGTGACTAACCTAACACAGGAACAAATTGAAACTCTTGAATATTCTTTCGCACACCTTAATATAAATTTTGAAGATGTTCCATCGGCAAAAATGCACGGAACTATGGAAGGAGTTAAACAGCAACTTGATAGTGGTTCTGATAAAGTCATTTACTCTTATAGAAATGAAACTGGTGGAGTGACTATTACCTCTATGAAAGTTGGAGAAGATACTGAAGAAAGTAAAGAAGCACTCAATAATGTGAGAGAAAATGTGCTGAAGTATTGGAAAGAACTTAAAGGAGAAAAAAATGACTAAAGAAAAACAAGTAGCAATCAAAATGGATATTCGTGCGGCCGCTGCAGTTCGACAAGTTTTGTTTGATGCTCAAAAAGGATACACTTATAATGAAGCAAGTGTTCCTCCTCGGGTGACTGATATTCGCTCAGTGATTCTACAACTTGATGAAAAAATTAGTGAAGTTGTTGGTGTAGAATAAATACTTAGAAAACAACAATGTACTTTTCTGAGTGGGTTAAGATATTAAAAGAAAAACTTGAAAAGAATAATAAAGATAATGTTAGAAAAAAATCTAAAAAATCAATAGATATTGATTCTGAACACTATCCAATGGAACTAGTTTAATTTATAAATAACTAAAAAAGTATTTGTAAAAAATGGATCCTAAAGAACTGCGCGGTTTATACGAAGCATATGCTGAGGTTTATGTCCCTCAAGAAGAAATTGAAGAAGCAGTAAAGGGTGAATCTTCCGAAAGAAGAAAGGCACTTGCTGCTGAAAGAAAATCTGGAGTTAAACCACTTTCCAAAAAAGAAGGTGAGAACTATGCAACTCATAAGTTATCGCAAATGGCTTATGCAAAGCGTAGAAGAATGGGTGAAGAACTTGATATCTTTGATGTAGTCCTTGAGTTCCTCCAAGCAGAAGGATTTGCAGAAACTCTGGAAGAGGCAGAGTGGATGATGGCAAATATGATTGATGAGGAAGCGATTGATATTATTTTGGGTGAAGCAATCACCAGCGAAAAAGGTAAAGCAAAAGCAGCAGAAATGATTTCTAAGCGTTCTACTCCTTCTGGTAGAGCAAAAGCAGGTCAAGGTGCCTCTGTTGCTGCAATTAAACATATCAGTCGTGCTAATGTAGATGGGTATGGCGGAACTCCTCCTAATCTAAAAGTTGCTAAGAACCCAGTAAAATCCAACTTTACTGGTCTCAATACTGGAAGTGGAAACAAAGCAGCAAGAAGAGCAGGAACTTATAAGGAAGAATTCGTTGATGAAGCACAAGAGGCTCGCAACAACCCTGAGAAGTATGAAAGAGAGCAGAGCAAAAAGTCTGCTCCTGTTCGTGGAGAAAGAACTCCTATGCCACCAAGAGGTGATAAGCGTAGAGAGGACTTTGAGAAGTGGTATGCTAAGAACGTCCGCTGATAAATAACCACGGAAGGTTGCTCCAACCCTCTTGACTTTTAGTTGAGAGGGTTTTATAATGTCTTCTATTGGGGGATTAGCTCAGTTGGTAGTAGCACTTGCTTTGCAAGCAAGATGTCATCGGTTCGAGTCCGATATCTTCCATTTCTAAATACTTAAAATAGTATTTGATATTTCAAATGAGTAGCACTGCTAAACAAGAGGATTGCTCTATTTTATTTTTTAAGGAGCATTGTGATAGAAAATTCAATTTAAGTGATAAGCAGTATGCAGAACTTGATAAAAAAGCATTTGGTCCTGGAGGAGTTTATCCTCAAGCAAATGCTATTTGGAGAAGAAGTTACGATCAACAAATTTTAGGTCTCCAGCAATATATGGCTGCGTACAGTGTTCCAACTTCTGGATGGGTATGGTCTAGAGGTGAATCAAATGGAATGATGAATTTTTTGAATGATATTGCACAGAAAAAAGGTGGAGTATCTGGGTCTCTTGATAGTTGGAATCCTATGGATGTCGTTGCAGTTAAAAAATCCGAAGAGGCAAAGATTAGAAAAAGAATAATTGAAATGACAGATACTGGAGATAAAAATCTTAATTTAAGAAATCTAAATGCTTTGATGGAAGAATATATTAGAGAAAAAAAATTAATGCCAATATCTCTCAAGCAAGTTGGAAAAAATGAAAGAGGAACTTTCGAAATGAGTTCAAACTTAAAAAGTAGGGAATCAAAAAGGAGATCTCTTCATGAGTTTTCTGCAGATAATTTTGAGTGCGATTTGGCATGGGATGCTAATGCAAATGAGTGGAAATTCGCACAAGAAATTTCTTGGGATATGATAGATAAAGGTGGTGGTGGTAGAGATGCGATGTCAGTTCATGTACAGGGGAGAACTTTCCAAGCAAAAGAACCAAGAGAAAAACCTCAACACAGTGGAGCAGCAATAGGAGCAACAGGCGCTATGTTAGGAAAAGCCTCTGTTGGTAAAATAGATGCTTTTGTAAAAAAATGTGGATTATCGGAAGTTCTTGCTCCGGCAAAACATCCACACATACCAAGTCCTGGATCTGTTTGGTCTGATGCTGATAAACAATATTGGATTAAATTATATAATACACTTTCTACTGCAAGAATTGACGGAAAAGCGATTAATTTTGGTAAACCTGGAAAATATGAAGAGGGAATGAATCCTATAGAATCTGGGTTTGAAGCAGCACTTAATGAAGCTTGTCTTGCAGATCAGAGGGGGGCAAGAACTAAATCCGGAAGATCTGCTGGTAGTAGATTAACTGCTAAACTTTGGGGACTTGAGTGGTTACATAGGTATTATATGATGTCTAAGAAACACAAATTTGATGTTTTTATGCATGTTTTGATGGATGCAATGAAAAAGGAAAGTGATACTGCTGGACCTTTTATAAAAGTTTACGGCAAACCTGGATTAACAATAAGAAGATATTAATAAATAAAGGTATAAGATTAAACAATATGAAGAGTTTCTTTACATTTTTATCAGAAGCAGCACAATCGCAAGCATCTCAGCAGGCTCAAAAACTGGGTCTAAAAGGTGATGGCCATGGGGGATGGCTGGATCGTTCTGGTAAAGTAGTAGCAAGAACTGATAAAGGAAAACTCAAGTTTACTGATGGTCGTCAGGCAAAGGGACCAGAAGAACCATCAGCAGAACCAAGACAAGCAGCACCTGCACCAACCGCGCAACCTCAAGCGGCACAGGCACCAGTTCCTGCAGCACCTCAAGCACCTGGAGCAGCACCTGAAGATCAGGAACAAGATCAAGAACTTCCACCACTGACGGTTGTATTTGGCCGCTTCAATCCACCAACAGTCGGACACGAAAAACTTCTAAAGTCTGCAAAGAGAATCTCTGCTGGTGGAGATATTAAGATCTATCCGTCAAGAACTCAGGATCCAAAGAAAAATCCATTGGATCCAAGTAAAAAGATTAAGTATATGAAATTGATGTTCCCTGAGTTTGAGGAGAACATTATCAATGATCCTGAAATGAAATCAATCTTCAATGTTCTTGTAACTGCAAATGAAGAAGGATATTCAAGTGTAAACATTGTTGTTGGATCTGATCGTCAATCAGAGTTTGAGAACCTTGCACAAAAATATAATGGTGATCTCTATAACTTTGATTTAATCCGTGTTGTTTCTGCTGGTGTCCGTGATGCTGATGCTGAAGGTGTAGAAGGAATGTCCGCATCCAAGATGAGAAAGGCAGTTATTGATGATGACTTTGCATCATTCCGCAGAGGAACTCCAAAGACACTTGATGATGGAGATACAAAAACACTCTTTGATGCTGTCCGTCAGGGAATGGGGGTAAAAAAAGAGAAGGTAAAAAAGGAAAGTTATAATCTCTGGGAGATTGCTCCAAAATGTGATATGGGAAATCTTCGTGAGAATTATGTGAGAGGTAGAATTTTTAGAATTGGTGATAAGGTTGAGAACTTAAATACTGGATTGGTTGGTGAAGTAATGCGTAGAGGAACTAATCATTTAATCTGTGTAACTGAAGAAGGATATATGTTTAAGTCTTGGATTAAAGATTTGATGGAATATACCGAAGTGAAAATGGATAGTATGTATAGAGAACCCGGAAAACCAAATACTCTTTTTGGAACGACTGGATACTTGAAGTATGCCATGAAGCAAACTCCAGGATCTACTCTAGGAAAACAAAATCTTCAAGCAGGTGGAACGTCATTCTTAGACAAATTTATAAATAAGTATAAGAAACAAAAAGTACGTGCTTAATTAAGATGTCTACTAACCCTCTGAATGATATCTCCAAAGTATATTTGGAGCAGGTTGTTGAGTCTGCAGTTCCAGGAAAACCAGCAGAAAGACTTGGTGCTGTAACTTTGATTCCAAAAGCAGAACAAGAAGCAGCAAGAGAAAGAGCACTTGCAAAAGCAAAGGCAATGAGAGAAAAGAAAGGGATTAAAACAGAAGCACTTGACCGTAAAGTTGGTGGTGGCGTGAAGAAAGGTGGTGGATATGAGCGTGGATATGCGACAATGCAGAAAGAGATTGAGAAACTTGATAAAGGTGAAGAACCAGCAACTGCAAAGCGTTATAAAGAGATGAGAAAGGAAGCACTAGATCCAGTAGGTAAAGAGGATAAAGATATTGATAATGATGGTGATCATGATAAGACTGATAAGTATCTTTTAAATCGTAGAAAGGTTCGTGGTGCTGCGATTGCAAAGAAGAGCGTAAAGGAAGGATATTCGAATTGGAGAGAGGAACTTTCTGAAGTTGCAGAATATATTTCTAAAGACAAAGGTGATGAAAAGATTACTGAAAAGAAAGTAAAGAATAAAATCAAGATCAACCCAAATATGGGTGAAGCAGTAGAAAATCTTGGTGGAACTCTACTTGAAATGGTAGAGATTGATGAGATGGATTACATTCTTGAGAGTGTTTATGATGAACTTCTTGAGGAAGGTTATGATGAAGATGATATTGAAGAAGCACTTGAGTATTCTCTAACTGAAGCAAAAGTAACTTTCGGTCACGATACTGCCACTCCAGAAAAGAAAAGAGGTAGTCTGTTAGCAGCAGCAAAACAAAAACTTGCAAGTAAAGTTGCAGGTGCTAAAAAAGCAGCAAAACAAGCAGTAGCATCTGGAGCAAGAAAGGTTGCTAAAGGTGCATTAGGTGTTGCTCGTAAAATAGAAGGTGGTGATAAAAAACCATCGACTGCGGAGAGAAAACCATCAACCTATCGTGGTGCTGGTGCAGGAACTAAAGAAAGAGTAAGTAGTGGTTCTTATACTCCACCTACCAAAAAGAAAGCAGAAAAGCCTGCTGATCCTTGGGAAGGAACTGCAAGCACTCCACCTAAAGCAAAACCAAAAGCAACAACTAAAAAGGCTGCAGCACCAAAAGCAAAACCAACTGCTGCTCCAAAGAGAAAAAGAAAAGCAAGCAAGTTAGATTCATTACTCACTTCAATAAGAAATGAAGAAGTGCAGCAAATTGATGAACTTTCTGTTAATAAAATGCTTGCTTATACAAAGAAAGCAGAAAAAGATAGAGAGCGTTTAAACAAAAAGTGGGATCAAGGAACTGCTACTCCTAAAGAAAGAAAAAAAGTTTTTGATCGTGAAGAGGGTGAAGCAAGGGCATCTGACAAAATTGAGAAAAAAACTGGTAAGCGTCCTTATGAAATGAATGCAATTGATAAATTAAGAGCAGCAGCAACAAGAAGTGAAGAAGTGCAGATTAACGAAATGCCTTATCAGGTAATGGGTTCTCCTGATGGCGGGAAAGAGAAGAAGATTGGTAAACCAGTAAAGAGTAAAAAGTATGCTGACGCAAGAGCAGCAGAACTTGCTGATACTCACAAAGCAACTGGCGGCAAATATCGTTCCCAGTATGTGGAAAATGTTGAACAGATTGATGAAAAAACTTTAACTACTGCAGAAACCAGAAAGAAAGAGGAACTGGTTAAAAAAATGAAGAAGAGTGCTGCAGACTTTGAGAAAAGATATCCTGGTCGTGGTAAAGAAGTGATGTATGCCACTGCTACTAAGATGGCAAAGAGAATGGCAGAGCAAGCACTTGAAATGCAACCTAAAACATCATCTACAGAAAAACCAGATCAGCAACAAAAGAAGACTCAGCAACAGCAAGATAGAATGAGGCAGCAAGAAGTTCAAATTCTTCAAAGAAAACTTCAGGCATTGAGATCTGCACCTAAAGGAACCGATCCTTCAATCACTGCTGGATATGAACCAGAAGGTGAAATGATTGATGAAAGAAGAAAGGAAGATAAAGTAGCAGGAACTCCAAGAAAACCACGCAACCGTGCTTTTGAATTAGTTGCTAAGTCAATGGGTACTGGAAGAATGGGTGTTCAACCAAGAGGGCAGAAAAAAGAAAAGGGTAAGAAGCCACCTGCTGCTGGAGAGTACGGTGCTCCTGCATCTCCAGCACAGAAAGTAGCAAAGCGGCGTGCATCTGCTCAAAGAGCACAAGATAATATGAGTTCAAGATTTGATTGATCTAAATAGGACAGGATACTCTTTATAGGAGGTTATTATGTTAACTGGTTCTCTATTACTTGCAGTTAAAAGCGGTGCTTTAAGTGCTGTTAACATTCAACTTATTCTTGGCGTTCTTCTTGCAATCTCTGAGGTTCTTGGTGCTGATCCAAGAGTAAAATCAAATGGTATTATTTCATTCATTTTAGTTCAGGCACAGAACTTGCTGAGATCAAAAAAGCAGGGTTGAATTGGTAAAAATAAGTCTAACCGAGACTGATTTTTCAGTCTCGTTTTTTTATAAATAATTTCTAGCAAATAACTTTTACGGAAAAGAACATGGCACTCTGGGGAAATAATGACAACAAGGGTTCTGGAGGCACAGTAACTTTAAATTACACCACTCTTGAAGTGGTTGGTTCTGGCACAACTTTTGGACAAGTTGGTGCTGCAGCTACTGGAGACGTGATTAGATTTGGTATTCGCGGCGGTGGTGGAACCTATTTTGGAGACGCTGCAATCGTTGGTATTGCTAGCACAACTTCTCTTACTATTGGTTCTACTGCTGGACTGAGTGGTGCCGCAATTGCTGCAACCTCTTTTTATATCAGCGAACTTCCAAAGTATACTGTTCTTGATAGTTCTTACAGTAACGCTAATGACAGTGCTCCTTCAATCTCTACACTAACAATCACAGGAACTGCAACTACTAATTCTGTTGTTGGTTTCCTCACTGTTTTTGCAGTTCCTCCAAGTGGACTACTTGTAGGAGACTTCTTAGCAAATGGTGGTGGTAATATTGTTATTTCTAGTTTAGGAACTTCAACCATTGATCTTGGTTCTGCTATTACCGCTGGAATTGCAACTGGCGATACTCTAACCTTCAGAAGATATGTTGATGGTTATGATAAGCAAGTTTATGGTATTTCGACATCTTCTGAATACCTTCCTGCTGCATATGGTGGATTTGCTCACCAAGGTTGGGTTGGTGTAACGACTTATGTTGATTGCCAAGGTAACTTTAGAGTGAAGACAGAAACTCTTGTTGCAATGTCTGGTATCACCACTGGCACTGACGGAATTCTTTATCCAACACCTGTTTGATTAACATATGATTTTCAATGAGTTGAATGAGGACAATTTCCTTCTCTTTGCTATTAAAAATTATGAAAATCCTCAAGCAGTTACCAAAGAGGATTTTGAAAAAGACTTAAATCACTTTAAGTATATTAAAAGGTTGTTGAAAAGATATAAAAGAGAAGGTGAACTCAAAACTCATCTTCTCTTAAATCACTTTATTATTCTTTATAATATTTTTGGTGAAGCAACAACTCCAATGTTATTTTTTAAGATTGAAAAAGATTTATGGTCTTCCTTAAAATCTTTTATTATTTTTTTGAACAGACTACCTGAATATCCAAAATCTGGCATTCATGATATTCAAGTTGATCTTTATTGTTTAGCGGAACTTAACAAGATCTACAATGGAAAAGAAGAAACTTGATTGGATTATTTCTATAATCAAAGAGCAAATTGTAGCGAATGCTCCTGGTGGATCTGGCGGATTTAGTGGGTCTGCAGAAGCAAAAGGACCAACTGCTGGTTTTGATCCTGTGATGGGATTAAGAAGAAGAAAAGGTCCTCAAATTAAACTTCCTCCAGGTTCTCGTAAAAGGTGGATGAAATAAATAATAACAAAACTACTTGAGTTATTTGTTTCCAGTAGTACACGAAATAATAACTCACAAGAGAGATGTTTAATTCAAATACTTCGGCAGACACTAAAATTGCTGTTCTTGAAGAGAGACTTTCTTCTTATGAAGTTATGATGAGAAAGATTGATGAAGCAATTCAAATAATGGGCAAAACAAGTCAAAACATCAGTAAAATGCTTGCTGTCCATGAAGAAAAAATAGATCAGTGCCATAAGGCAGATGATTATATTGGTAGATTAATTGAAGAATTGAAATTGGAAAATAAAGATCAACACGAAGCAGTAACGGAAAGAATAGAAAAAGTAGAAAGTAAGTTAGAAGAAGTTATAAAGTTTCGTTGGATAATCGTTGGAGTTTTTGCTGTTGTTTCTTTAGGTCTTTCTCAATCTCATATGGTTGTTGATTTATTGACTCCTGATAGTTCGCAAATTCAAATACAAAAAACTAAATAAATCAGTGTTGGCAATCTGCCAATGAAAACTAAAAACAAAACAACCATTTATTCACTTCAAAAGATTACAAATTCAGTTATAAAGTGGACAGGTCTTATAACTGTTTTGTGTCTTGACAAAACGAGGTAGTCTGGTAGAATAAGGTCACTCATTAAAGATTGGTTATGGATTTTGTTGATGTAAAATACATCAATTTGATATCTACGCGGTTTCAGAAATTTAAGAAGGTAAAACACAATCTTTATAATTTTCGCTGTCCTATTTGTGGAGATTCTCAAAAGAACAAAAATAAAGCAAGAGGATATCTATATCAAGTAAAGAACAATACAAACTTTAAGTGTCATAACTGTGGTTTAAATATATCTTTCAATAACTTCTTAAAACAGATAGATCCTGTTGTATACAAGCAGTATACGTTTGAGAAGTTTAAAGAAGGTCATACTGGAAAGTCTTTCACAGTCGAAGAACCAAAGTTCAAATTTGAAGCACCAAAGTTTAAACCAAAGTTAGATTTACCAAAAGCATCAACAAACACTGATGCAAAGAAATATCTGGAGAATAGAAAATTAAATTCAAATAACTATTATTACACCGAAAAATTCAAGGAGTGGACCAACTCTCTCCAACAAACATTCGACAGCACTGATAAAGATGAACCAAGGATTATCATTCCTTTGTTTTATCAAAATACTCTAGTCGGATTTCAAGGTAGAGCACTTGGTCCCAGCAAGGTAAAATACATCACTGTAATGCTTAATGATGACGCACCAAAAATCTATGGTCTTGATGAAGTCCAAAAAACTGAAACTGTCTACATCACGGAAGGTCCCTTCGACTCAACTTTCATTCGCAACGCGATTGCTCTTTGTGGAGCTGATGGTGATCTTGACAAGTGGAATATTCGCAGGCGTGTTTGGATTTATGATAACGAACCACGAAATACAGAAATCGTCAATCGAATCTCAAAGCGTATCGATGAAGGTGAGCAAGTTGTAATCTGGCCTTCTACAATATCCGAAAAGGATATTAATGATATGATTTTATCTGGACGTGATGTTCAGAGTGTGATAGAATTAAATACTTATTCTGGATTAGAAGCAAAACTTAAATTTACTACCTGGAAGAAAATATGAGCAACGGTTTAAAAGTTCAAAAAAGAAATGGATCTATCGAGAATATTGATCTTGATAAGATGCACATAATGGTTGAGGAGGCATGTAGAGGTCTTGCAGGGGTCTCTGCAAGTCAAGTTGAAATGAAGTCAGGTATTCAATTTTATGATGGAATTACTACTTCTGAAATTCAAGAAATTCTAATTCGCAGTGCTAGCGACCTTATTGATTTGGATCATCCAAATTATCAGTATGTTGCTGCTCGTTTGCTTCTGTTTGCTGTTCGTAAACAACTTTATGGGAAGATGAGAGATCTTCCTACACTTGAGCAACACATCATTGATTGTGTATCTGTTGAAGTCTATGACAGTGATATTTACAATAAGTATTCTCAAGAAGAGATTGCTAAGGCAGATTCATTCATTGATCACGATCGTGACTTCTTGTTCACTTATGCAGGCCTTCGCCAAGTAGTTGACAAGTACCTTGTACAAGATCGTAGCAGTGGTGGAGTATATGAAACTCCTCAATTCATGTATATGCTTATTGCTCTGACTATTTTCGCAGAGTATCCAAAAGAAACCAGAATGTCATATGTCAAGAGGTATTATGACGCAATCTCCAAGCACAAAATCAACATCCCAACACCAATCATGGCAGGAGTGCGGACTCCGCTTAGACAATTTGCTAGCTGTGTCCTTGTTGATGTTGATGACACCCTCGATAGTATCTTTAGTTCTGATATGGCTATTGGCAGATACGTTGCACAGAGGGCGGGAATCGGCATCAACGCTGGTCGAATCCGTGGCATCAACAGCAAAATCAGAGGTGGAGAAGTTCAACATACGGGTGTTGTACCATTTCTCAAGAAGTTTGAAGCAACTGTCAGATGTTGCACGCAAAATGGCATACGAGGTGGATCCGCGACAGTCCACTTCCCAATCTGGCACCAAGAAATAGAAGATATTTTAGTTCTTAAGAATAACAAGGGAACCGAAGATAATCGTGTTCGTAAACTTGACTATTCTATTCAAATCTCCAAGTTGTTCTATGAAAGGTTTATCAAAGATGAAGAGGTTACTCTCTTCAGTCCCCATGACGTACCTGGACTTTATGATTCTTTCGGACTCCCTAGTTTTGATGATCTCTACGTTTCGTATGAGAACAATCCGTCCGTTCCGAAAAAAACTATTAAAGCGCAGGAACTCATCCTTAACCTTCTTAAGGAACGTGCGGAAACAGGTCGTGTCTACATTATGAATATTGATCATTGCAACTCCCACTCTTCATTCAAAGACAAGGTTGAGATGAGCAATCTGTGCCAGGAAATTACTCTACCAACTTATCCAATCCAACACATCGATGATACAAGTGGCGAAATTGCTTTGTGTATTCTTTCTGCAATCAATGTAGGTAAAGTTAAGTCTGATGATGAACTTGAAGAACTTTGCGATCTTTCTGTTCGTGGACTTGAAGAGTTGATTGACTATCAGAAATACCCCGTAGCAGCGGCAGAAATCGCCACCAAGGCGCGTCGTTCTCTTGGAGTAGGGTTTATAGGTCTTGCACACTATTTGGCAAAACTTGGATTTAATTACGATTCTCAGGAAGCATGGAACGCCGTACATGGTCTCTCTGAGGCATTCCAGTACTATCTACTTAAAGCATCCAATCAACTTGCTAAGGAGAAGGGACATTGTGAATACTTTGGGCGTACCAAGTATGCTGATGGAATTCTTCCAATTGATACCTATAAAACTGATGTTGATGAAATTACTTCTGTTAAGTTAGAGCATGATTGGGAAAGTCTTAGAGCATCTATTCTGGAATACGGATTGCGACACAGTACACTGTCCGCACAGATGCCATCGGAGAGCAGTTCCGTTGTGTCAAACGCAACCAACGGAATCGAACCACCTAGAGGATTTTTGTCCATTAAGAAATCCAAGAAAGGACCACTCAAGCAGATTGTTCCACAATATCATTCTCTTAAGAACAATTATACGCTTCTTTGGGATATGGAGTCCAATCGCGGTTATATTAATATTGTTGCTGTGATGCAAAAGTTCTTTGATCAAGCAATTTCTGGAAACTGGTCTTATAATCCAGAGAATTATCCCGATAATGAAGTTCCAGTTTCAGTTATGGCAAATGACTTTTTGACTACATACAAGATGGGATGGAAAACTTCATACTACCAGAACACTTACGATATTAAAACTGATGAGGTAGTTGAAGAAAAACCCAATCTTCAAGATTTACTAAGTGAGTTAAGTTCAGTAGAGGAGGGAGAGTGTGAATCCTGTGCAGTTTAAAATTTCTTCAACAGAAGAAAATCAAACCCATATTAAAGGAATGACAGTTTTTAATACTGAGCAAGTGAATACCAAAAAACAACCGATGTTCTTTGGTAAACCTTTGGGAGTTCAAAGATATGATTCATACAAATATCCTGTATTCGACAAACTGACCACCCAACAACTAGGATACTTCTGGAGACCCGAAGAGGTGTCTCTCCAGAAGGATCGTGGAGATTATCAAACACTTCGTCCAGAACAAAAGCATATCTATACTTCTAACTTGAAGTATCAGATTATGCTTGACTCTATTCAGGGTCGCGGTCCTGGTATGGCATTTATTCCATACTGCTCACTTCCTGAACTAGAGGCATGTATGGAAGTATGGGGATTCATGGAGATGATCCATTCACGTTCATACACATATATTATTAAAAATGTGTATTCTGATCCAAGTGAGGTGTTTGATAAAATTGTGACCGATGAGCGTATTCTGGAGCGTGCTAAGAGCGTTACGGAATCATATGATGACTTCATTCAATCATCACAACAGTATGGTGTATCCGATACTTGGATGCATAATCTTGAAGGAGTATCATACGCAAAGGAAACACTCAATGATGTTAAACGAAAATTGTACAGAGCAATCGCAAACGTTAATATTCTTGAAGGTATTCGCTTCTACGTTAGTTTTGCTTGTAGTTTCGCCTTTGGCGAACTTAAGCTTATGGAAGGATCCGCTAAAATCATTAGTCTCATTGCAAGAGACGAAAACCAACATCTAGCCATTACTCAGAACATTCTGAATAAGTGGCGTGATGGTGATGATCCAGAAATGAAACAGATTATGAAAGAAGAGGAGGAATGGACATATGCTATGTTTGATCGTGCTGTAAATGAAGAAAAGAAATGGGCAGATTATCTGTTCAAAGATGGAAGCATGATTGGACTTAACGATAAACTTCTTCAGCAATACGTAGAGTGGATCGCAAACAGAAGACTTAAA